CCCATGACATATCCATATTTTCTTACAATTATATTCCATTTTATCTAAGGCATAAGAGGATATTACTATATCTGGCTTGTATTCATCTAATTTTTTACATAAGTCATTATTTGAGTATAGTTCTAAAAAAAGTTTTAAGGGGTTTTCTATTTTATCCTTGGATATCATTTTACTTACCTCATCAATAGCAAGGATTGAGTGAGTATAGTTTGGTATATCTTGTTGATACCCTATGAAAAGAGGAAATGTTACTTTCATGGAAAAATTTACTAAAGTTTTATTTTCAAGAAAAACTTTTAATTCGAAATGCCCTTCATTGCTTAACTGTTGTAAAGGGTAAGAATACCCAAAGTCATATCTTTGCCCCCCTCTTAAAATGGGGATGTAATTAGAATGTTGTGGCACATACGCTATTTTAATCATTTCTATTTCCGAGTCTTTTGATAAAGCCTATTATTTGAAAGCCATGTCCCTTCATAAAGATGTTCTGCATAGCAATTAGGATTGCTATCCTTTTTAAAAGTAAATACAGTAGAATTTTCTACTCTAATTAAACCATCTTTAGTATCTAATGTTTTAGACTTTCCATCAAGAACACATTTGTATCTTTGTTTGAAAACTCTTTCTAAAATGGAGGAGTAATTAGCAAGAAAAAAGGTATCAAAAGATTTTTTCTTGAATTCCTCTACAGTAAACATACATCTGCTCCAATTATTTTCATACCATTCCCTTACCTTTAATATATAAGGATGGTGGGGTTCCGCCCCTATAAGCCCTACACTAAAATTAAATCCATTATGCCCAATAAAAAATGAATAAGGTAAAAAATCAGACAAATCTCTATGAATTATTATATCAGTATCTAACCAAATTCCACCTTCTTCAGCTAATATATCTATTCTTAATGAATCTGATGCAGGACCGTATCGTTTAGCATCATACATCCTTCTAGATGCTTCATATTTGTCTATATCTAAATTTGATTCACCCCACTCTTTAAACTCAAAATCTGAAAGAATCTTCTTCCAAGAACTTATCCTATCTATGGGTTTTTTAGCAACGTCGCCGAACCAAAGATAGTGTATGATTTTTGGAATCATAAATATTAGGATTCCCCTTCATTTTCCCAAGGTTTTTCACCAGTATTTATTCTTTTAATATAAGACAATGCTTCCGAATGAGACATTCCTTCCATTCTTAGCTGTGTTAATAATGACCTCTCTTGCCATACACTGTTAATATGATTTTGGTGTGTCTGATAAGCAGTAGTTTGCTTATATAGGGTTTCAATTTGAGGTATAACTACCATTAGTTGGTTTATCTTGCTTTGTAAGTCCGCTACTTGAGCAGCTAAGGTTTCTAAGTCCATATATTCTCCTTTATAATTAGTATTATTCTAAAACCTTTAAAAAATAAGGGTCTTTATCCCATTCTTCTATGGCTATTTCAAAACTTTTGGATATAGCTGGGGAGGGGGGTAAGGGTATACATTTTATATGGCAATATTTACACATTTTTTTCTTTTGGTTCAGTAGTTCTTCAGGAGTAGGAAAATGATCCAGCCCTTCTCCTAATTTGAATATTCTAGAGATGGCTATAGCCATAGAACATATATAAATCCCATAAGGGGAAATATTATATCCACAATTATCTTGTACCCAACAGTAATCAATATTTATATCATCTTTATAATCTATTAATCCCCGTAAGTTCGGGTGATGCCTGGATTCTACAACTTTTTGATTATAAAATTTTGATCTAACAATACAAAAATCTTTATTAGATTTTGCTACACTATAAGGATTAATCATTGTTATAGATCGTGAATTGTCATAGGTGTTATATCTTTTTCTTATTTCTTCTAGTATGGAATTTACCCTTTCTCCTACTCCATTTGAAACAATATTCATAGGGAAAGATAGTTTAGGTCTTAGTATTTTTACTAATAAATCCAAAACTTCAAAAATTTGAGGGTGCAGTGTAGGCTCCCCTCCAAGAATGTTTATCCTTGATACAGAAGAAATATGGGGTAAAACTGCAACAATATACTTTTCTAACTGGGATACAGACATAAAATCATTTTTATTAAATTTAGTACCGCATAATCTATTACAATACTTACAAGATAAATTACACTCATAAGTAATATCAATATCAAAATTAACCATTACAATAGCCAACTTTGAACCAACTTGGCAAGATAAGGAGTTTCATAAATATCTTCCATAACCTTTTGATTCTGGGCTAAATCAATTAAATACCAATTTTTATATTCTGTTTCAAACTTTACATCTATTAGTTTTCTTATTGTATTAAGTTCCTCCAAAGGAACATCCTCTCCATTTAAATCTAGATATTTTCCCATAGAAAAATAGGGGGTGTCCTTATCTAAAAGTATATCTAGGGATTCGCTAACATAGCATCTAACGGGGTCAAAAGAATTTTTGAGTGTTATCATTTTCTGATTCTTGCCCATAGCTGCCTGTGGCTCTGTTGTCCATTTTTTAAGTAAACTAAGATAGAAGAATAAAGAGTGTAATTCAGAAAGAGGCTTATCCTCAAAAGAGGAATAATCTATTTTTAGATCAATATAATTGAGTACAGGATGCTTAATACAAAGTTTTATCATATCCTTATATACTTGAGCATAGTTATCTGATGTAATTATATATTCTGTCCAAAACAAAGTATTATTATAAATATAATTATTTTCTTTTTCTTTTATATTTTGTAATGTACTATTATCTGAAGATAAATATATAGTAGTATCCGTTATAAGTTCTTCAATATCTTCTAATAAATTAGAGGAAAACTGTATATTTATTTTATTTTTAATAATATCCGTTTCTCTAATAATTTTTAATAACATCTGTAACTCATTACGGTTGCTAACAGGAATCTTATACTCTTTTTGATTTATTGTAAACAGACTTTTCTCTAAAAACTTATAAAAAGACAAGAAATTGGAAAAGGTTATCTGGCTAAAATGAGAAAATATTTCCCGAGGATTGAATAAATCTTTAATAAAATATTTTCGATTATATGCAAAATTATTGTTACTATATATCATTTTTTGTTTCCTCTAACAAGTTAGTAAAATAAGAAATAAGCCCATTATTTTTCTCAGATTGAGCTATGGATATCAATTGACTTATTTCCATATCACGGTGTATATGGGATATATTATTATCATAGGTGATAGTATTTAGGTTGGGTAATTCTCCCTCTCCAGGCTTATCGTTCTCTCTTATATGATATCTAAACAAATATTCAGGGCAAATAGCAATAGCATTGTTCTCCATAAATTTTCGTAAAAAGTAGTGTTCGGGGCTAATGCTCTCTGGTGGGTACTCTTTACATACATCTAAAGCATAGTTATCATAAGTAAATTGTCCTGGATTTCTATAATTTTTATCATTATAAGGAACTATACTAAAAGTATCTAATTTTTGTCTCCACCTAAAGGTTTCAATAATAGAAGTATCTATAATCTTCTCTTTTATAGTCATCTGTAAGCAAGAAATTCCATGGGTATTTGCAGTAGTATATGCCCTTACTATCTTTTCTAATCTATCAGACACATATTCATCATCATCGTCAAGAATAGAAAATAGATCACACTTATGGTCCTTGGCTACTTCTAATGCTTGGTTTAACATCATTCCTAAATTATTTTCTTTACTTTTTAATATAGTTCTTCTAGGATTATAGGGCATCGTGCATAAGGAGTAATCTTGATCATAATTATTACTACTTGATATTACAATATGGATATATTTAGTATATGCCTGTTTATCTATACTCCGTAAGCATCGTGGTAATAATAATGGCCTATTATGAGTACGTGTTACTATAGCTATTTTCATTAGTTATACTCACATACACATTGATTATTACAACTGCAAGTATTTTGAGCACTACACACATAGTCACAAGTACAAGTAACATGGGTACACCCATTATAGTTACAACAATTAGTCCCATGGCACACGCACTGATCCCCATGCCCGATATCATAAGTATAACATGTACAGGAATACCCATTTGCGCATTTTACATTGCACGCACAAGCATGTGCTGTACATGAGTATGAACTACACGTAGAATAATTAGAGGTTACTACATTACATGCACATTGATTATATAAACTATTAATATCATTTACAATAGCATTCATTGTAGAAGCTTGCAGAGTTACACCAGAATTAAAATTACCACTAGCAGCAGTTAAACTAAGATTTGTACCTATATTAGAATGAACTAAAGTTCCATACCCATTAGGATTGATTAATCCAGGCCATGTGTGAGTAGAATTTAATGTATTCTCTTGTGTAATTATTCCTTGGGGTAGGCTTCCATATATTTTAGTATACTGAGAAGGCGCTCCCACCGCAGAACCTGCGCTTCTCGAAGTGATTAATGAGTTTATAGCAACAATAATAGCACTAATATCTGAATCAGTAACTATATTAGTCTGTGTTACTGGATTTGCAATAGTTGGCATTACTTTCTCCTATTAAATATGGGCATACTCAAATAAAGCATCTACAAACCTACCATACTCTGCTATAAGTACATTATATTTACAGGATTGGTAATAGGGGGTTCCTGATGTCTGCACATTAGTAGAAGGACACCAATTTTGCTGATAGTATTTATTATTACTATTATTATAATCGAGTATATTCTGCGTACTGGAATACATCTTCTTATTTTTCCCCATATTAAGAAAGGCATTAAAGAACTTAGGCCCTCTTTCAAAAAAATTATAGTTGCTTTTATCTGCTATCATTGCTAGTCTATGACAAGGAAACAATTCTCCCTCTAGATTATATGCATACATAAAATGTCCAGCGGTACAAACCGCTCCTTTTCTTTTATACCAATTATTAGCTAAAGTAATCTTTTGTTGCTGATTTAGTTCTGGCAATAAAAAAATTTTATTAAATATTTCCTCTTGTTCTCGTAAAAATATGTCTATATCATCATCAGTATAATTCTCCTCAAATATTATTTGGAATGTATTCTCCCCTAGCATTCCAATACTTTTATCTAAATCACCCTTTGCTTCTAATTTACAGATTTCCCACCAAAAATCAAATAACTTTGAAAGATTAGAAAAATTATTTCTTCCTATAGCACCATGGCAACTCCAAGGAATATCATTAGCAATACAGCACTTTATGTTTCTTATCACTGTACTGTATGTACCTTTTCCTTTATGGTCCACCCTACATAAATCATTTATTTCCTCAGGTCCATCTATACTTATCTGTAACTTTAGGTTTAGTCTTTTGATGATATTTATATTCTTTATTATTAGGGTTCCATTTGTTATTAGTTGAGCATCTTTAGTAAAGGAATTTAGTAAATCAACTTTTATATCTTCATTTATATCAAGTTTCTGAATAGACGTATAGAGGTAGTCAAACTCGTCTAAAGCAAGTAAGGGCTCACCACCAAATACCATTAATCCTGTAGAGGGTAAATTTAACAGAAACTCGTCAATCATTCCTTTACTTATAGTTTTTTGTGGCTTGTCTTTTTCAAAGCAATAAGAGCAATTCATATTGCATTTTGAGGTTATTAGTAACTCTGTAATAGGAACGGGTATAAAATCCATAATTCTCCTTACGATATTCTTATCGCTGAATAAGTCATAGTGCTGCTGGCCATCCCACCATATTGAACATAGCTACCTGATGCTCTAACAGTACCATCACCACCATTTATTTGTATTACTGTTACCGTTGCTGTGCAGTTTACATAATAGTACATATCATATCTATTTACACCAGCAGACGACACAGCAATTATAAATCCAGATTGCCCTGCTGTAGGGGCAAACCAGTTTACCCAAGTAACAGAAGTAATTCCAGTCACTTGATAAGTATAAAAAGAACCTGTAGCTGAGATGTTGCCTGTATCATCAAGTGTGGCTATTACAGCACTGTACGCACTGTTGATAACCTCCAATCCGCCTATGTAGTTTACTCGTAAAAACTTATTACCATTTGTCACACCTGTTAAAGTATTACCAATTGCTATATTCGGGGAAACCCCAGGGCCACCATATACGCCGCCCATGCCAAGATACCCGTATTGAGTTGTTACATACAGGGATGATGTTGATGGAGTATACGTCAAATACGCAGATGATTTCAACGACTGATTTGCTGTAGCAGCGCCAAAATAAGGATAATATGTAGTACCAGAAACATCAGCAGTAATAGTTGCAGTAGTAGCATTTACAGAAGTCAAACCACTCCCATTACCATAATAGCTACCACCAACAAAGTTTGTTGCTGATAAAGTTCCAGTAGAGGGAACATATGATAAATTAGTAGAGGATTTCAACGATTGATTTGCGGTAGCACCACCAAAATAAGGATAATACGTAGTAGCAGAAACATCAGCAGTAATAGTTGCAGTAGTAGCATTTACAGAAGTCAAACCACTCCCATTACCATAATAGCTACCACCACAATAAATATTATTAGTAACCGATAATGTATCTGAAGGGTAGGTAGAAGGAAAATAACTTTGTATATAGTTAAGGAGACTATTACATACGAGAGTCCAGTATTGTTGTGCTGACGAAGAGGATGTAGTATTTTTAGATAAATTATTGGCTATAATAGTGCCTAATAATGATCCGGTTAAATCTAATGCCATAGTATACCTTATAATGCCATAGATTCTTCCAATGTTGCTACAGCAGTACCTGCCCCCACTCCAGGGGTGAGAGATGCCATAAAACCAATAGGAGAAGTTCCGGGAGGAACCCCTGTAGCAAATCCCTGTAAAGGGTTTGTAGGGAGAATAATGGTATCGCATTTGGATAAATCTAATACAAGGGTTTCCAGGGCTATTGAAGTTGGAGATGCAATAGTCAGAGGCCCACTACAGGCTAATGTTATTACTCCTGCTTGAACTGCTATAGTATAACTCCCTGCTAATACTTGTTGTGCGTCTGTGCCTAACATAACTGTTCTATGACAACTACCAACCACTGTTTCATTATATGTCTTTCCTACAATAGAATCAAAATCCCCTGATGTATGTATAGATAAAGGTGAAGCTCCCGTAACCAAGGACATTCCTCCACCCGAATTCAGGGTAATCATACCTGAAGCATCTATTCGTTTTGAAGATAAATTTTCAGTACTGCCATTAGCATCTAAAGAATGGTCACCATTAATGTATTGTGTAACGGATTTTCCTCCCATATATACATCCCCTACTGAGGATACAGTGAGAGTAAAATTACCGTTGGTACAATAGATAGAACCGTCAGAGCCATAAAGGTAGACTATATTTGTATTATATATTTGTCCTGCGGTTCCAGTAGAAACATTACTGAATGTAATATAAGTATCTGATAGCTTTTGAATAGAAATTTCATTTATGGCACTTTGCTCCATATCAGCATTAAGTTCTGCATTATTTATTAATGCTATAAATGAGGTTATATCCTCTCCTGCGGGTGGTTGTGCTGGCCCTAAAATAAACCCAACATGGTAATCATCATCACAAACTAACCATACCGGGTCCCCAGGCTGATAACAGATATCATTATTTTTAAAGAAATTTGGATAACGAGGAAGTAAGTAGTTACCATTAACATCCTTGTCATTAATATCATTCATATCAGGTAGAACCTTAACTTGAAAATAGTTAGGCCCATAGGTAGGTTGGGCTTTATCAAGTAAATGCCTGCTATCTACAACAACACCGAGTTTTAATAAATAATCCATTATTCTACCTTGAATGTAGCATTACGAGGAATTACATGATTATTGTAGTAGATAGACTCCTGTAATACATTAGGTTCATGAGGAGCACTACTATTCATAGCGCCTCCTCCTGGGGGCATTGGGGCACCTACAGGAGAGTTGAAATTAGTATCTTCATTTGAATCTGATAAATAGTCTTCGCTTTTAACTGCTTCCATGCTAACCCCACTATACAATTAGTGGAATTAGCATATTTTAATATCTGTTTGTTATTACGCTTAATACCTGTCTATAGGCTTCCTCGGCAGCCTCTTTTGAATCATAAATAGGACTTTTTATTACTCCTCCAGGAGTTAATACCTGAAAATAATATCCATCCTCGATATGAGAGGTTTTCCCCTCCATATTCCCTACACCTATGATTGCTGAATCATGAATATACCATTCCCCTAACGTCATTGCTGCATCCCCGCTTCAGCTCTGATATTAGAGCTAAGAGTAGATAGTATAAACTGGTGAGATTTCCACATATCAATCAGCCCAGATAGAAAATCCACTTTACTTTCTTTTTCTAAATATGTATTACGCTGTGCTTGGTATTCATCAGGATTTAGAGAAATAACTATATGTTCGATTTCTTTGGTAGATGCCCACTTCTGTGCTGTAAGCTCTGGCTTGTTTACCTCGCCTCGAACAGCAACATATTTCGCTGAATACCATGCATTATACCTTTCTTTCTCTCTCTGTAAGTCTATACGAGCTATATTATACATAGAAAGTAAAGATATATACACTTGAGAATAACCTTTAAGTGCGTGCTCTAGTTCAATAAAACTAATTTCTTTATCAGTTCCAAGGCGAGTTGCTTCTTTCATAGAAGCAATTTGCTCTTGAACAAATTGGAGAAAAGTGTCTGATTCCATTGTATACCTCTAAGAGAAATATACTACATTAAGTTGTAACTGTCAAGGTAGTACCAGAACTTACAGATATATTTGCTAAATTAGTTGTGGCAGTACACCAAGGGCTCCTGAAATAAGTAGGATAAAGCGGAATATATGGATATGCAGGTTGAGGATAAATAGGATAAGGAATATAAGTAGGATTTTTACTATCAAATAATTCTTTAAGCTTAAAATATAACTCCTTAGCTGCATCTTTATCCAGTATTATTTTTGTCCCATCAATGTCAAGTCCAATAGTCTCAATTTCTACACTCATTCTAACTCCTTTTATAGCCCCGGCTTATACGCATCAAAAATAGTTTTAGTAATACTCAACTGAAAATCTAATGCGTTTATCTTATCATTTAGTGTAAGTAGGCTTTTACCTACTTCCTCAATATTTGTAGCATTGATTATTATACTACCATATTCCTTTCGTAGAGAATTTATATCCTCTTCTAATAACATCATACCCTCAAAAAATTTTATAAGATGCTCTCTACCCACCTGTATTGTTGCTTTCATGTTTCGTTCCTTTATTGTTTCTGTTATAATTTTTTCTAAATATATATTATATTCAGGAGACTCAGCAAATGAACCTGGGCTTGCTTGGGTAAGAATAGTGATGGGTTGAGATAAAGTTTCAGCCATCATTTTATCTTTAGCTATTTGAGGAATCTGGGGAGTGTATACTCCTACTAACGCCTTTCCTTGAGCATAAGTGATAAGCTGATTTATTTTATTTATAACTAAATCATCTTCCATTAATCCTCCTCAGGGATTTCCTCATCGTCTTCCTCTTCAGCAGTTTCTCCTTCATCCAACACATTATAAGTAGAGAAAAGTCCATTTACTTGTTTTTTAGCTTCCTCAAACTTTTCTGGTTGTTCATAGAGTAAAGGCAATATCTTATCCACCCCTTGAACTTTGAGTCCATACTCATCAGAATAATACCAGCCACCCTTCTTCTCTATTAACCCTAACTGAATCATGAATTCTATATATTCAAAATCGGAATTAAAACCAGAAGCATAATACAAGTCTAAAGAGGCTGAACGCTTAGGGTATCCTATCTTAGATTTTGTATTCTTTATAGTTATTTTATTACCTATAACCTCTTTGCCATTTAGTATATCTTCACCTTTAGATAATCTAGCTCGCCACGATGCGTAGAATCGTGGTGCATATCCGCAACCGGAAGGCGCATCTTTAGACTGATGCCCAAAAGCACCAATACGTGCTCTCATTTGAGTTAGCATTATCATTGGAGTATCAAATCTAAACATATATGGATTCAGTTTTTTCATACCATCTCCAAACATTTTAGCAGCACCACCAAAAGAAGCCTTACCCGCATCATCCTCCATTGCTGCTTTTGTTGCTATTGTAGAGGTAGAATCAAATATGATTAATCCTATTTCTCCTGTTTTAGTCAAATCTTCCATAATAGTGAATGCCTCTTCACCATTAAGAGGATGAATCAAAATGAATTTATCATCATTAGTATCTAGCCCTACATTTTCTGCATACTTTCTATCAAAGGTGTGCTCTGAATCTACATATAAAACTATTCTTTGTCCTTCCTTATCAGTTCTTTTCTGTATCTGTCCACCAATATAAGAACTGAATATGGATTTTCCACTACTTTCACTACCATATAGTTCTATGGACCTATTCAAAGGATACCCACCACCAAAAATATAGTTTGCTTTAGGGGAATTTAATATCACCCTATGAATAGTCCCCGCCTCCTCTATAGAAGGTAAAGATTTTCCATATGTTACTCGTAAATCAGTAATAGTTTTAAGAATTTGTGATGTCTGCTTTTCTTCTTCAGTCTGTTCTTTGCGTTTAGCCATTATTTCTCCTCATACTTCTCTCCTTCTATATCAAACTCATTATAAATGAGTCTATCTAAAAATGCTAGTTCTGGTGTCTTTCTATCATAGGTAATAAAATTATATATAGTTTTAGGCTGATCAAGATACATAAAGTCATGTAATATAGTATAATTAAATAATTTTTTATTATACTTTACTCTCCAATAATTACGTAATTCCCCATAAAGGGCTGTATTCCATTCAAAGCCCCCTTTAGCTTTCATATAGTCCTGCCATACATACATAAACCATAATAATTGCTTTGGGATATTACCACCACGTTCTTGAGTTAGTTTCCAGGAGAATATTAGAGCTGAATTCAATTCCTTGTAAAACTTATCTTGCTGAATTTTCTTCTCTTCCCTAGACACTATATATTTCTTAGGAACAGGGGTTTCCATTATAATGAGAATATTTTCAGTATGAATTTTAAAATATCGTTTAGGGGGAGACCCTGATATTCGTACTGAAAGTAAATGTTTACTTTCTAGCCCTTTTATTGCCGAGCGCTGGTAATATTCACTAATACCACATAGTTTTTCTAAGTCGTCTATTGTTTGAAAAAAATAACCATCAGAGGTGAGTAATTTACAATCATAAAAATATTTATAGAATGATAAAAATTTAGATAAAATAATAGCCTCATAGGCATTTCCTCCTAATCCTCGTAACATTCTATCATTTATCAATGTATATGCAGATGAACTTAAATTAGATACAATATCTTCATTAGTCATTAAACCTCCTCACAACTTTTTTCTCTTCCATTGGATGACTTAGTATAAATTGAGTAAACTTACTTATGATATAGGATTTTCTCAAGAAGGGCTGGGAAGAAATATCATCAAAAACCTGTAATAGATCATTGTATCTAGAATTAGGATAAACAGCATAAGTAGTTTTAGATAGCATATTATAAGTATAGTCAAAAATACTTATAAAGTCAACCTCTTCAAAAGCATTAAAGAATTTAGTGTCTCCATTTACTAATAATTCAATAAGATTAAATGTTTGTCGTTCATCTATTATCCCTACATTCTGTTGTATTAACTCTAACGTCCAATATTCCCCTATTAGACATTTATCTAATGCCTGTACTGCTGCTCGTAAAGAGCCTTCCGAAGATTCCGCAATTGCCTTCAGTCCCTCTACCTTGAAAGAATTAGGAATAGTATCAGATTCCCATAGATTCTTTTTTTCTAATATAGACTTTAACGCATACATTATATTTATTACAGTAAATCTTTGTAGATTAAAGACTTGGCATCTACTCTGAATTTCCATAGGTAATCCAGTACTAACCATAGATAGCAGAATAAAATATACATTATCTTTAGGCTTCTCTAGCACTTTTAATAAGGCTGATTTTGCTTTTGCTGATAGTTGATCTGATTCCTCAATAATAATAATAGTATTATTATCATACATAGGAGATATATTTATGGCTGATGTTATATCAATCACATCGTCTTTTCCTGATTGAGAGCCATCAAGCCTATGTGTATCTCTATGAAAATCTTCACTTTTAATAGACTTACATGATGGGCATTCACCACAAGGATTTCCTTCAATATCCGGGGATTGACAATTTATAGCCATGGCTATAATTTGTGCTATAGTTGTTTTGCCTGTGCCTGTAGGCCCTTTTAGTAACATAGCCTGTGGCCAGTGGTGTGTAGATTGCTGATGTAGAAGTTCTTTAATAACATTATTCTGACCAAAGACATCTTTCAAAAGCCGAGGACGTTGAGATATTGATAGTTGCATTGGAGCCTCTAGAGAGGAGAATACAACAAAAAAAAGGAAAAGTCAACTAGTCCGTAGGAGCAGTAAATAGTAGGGATACAGTGTCAGGGTCAGTATAACTTAAACATGAAGTTTCTAGGGTAAGCTCTGTTCTACATACAATACCTTGAAATACATGAGTTACTTCTGAAATAATATAGTCTTTTTGGGTAAACAGGGAAGAGCTAGTTTGATCTTTTGTTAATAAATTCAGATTACACAATCGCCCTGCTTTAACAAATAAATTTGGCATACAAATTAAAGTAAATTTATGGGCATCTCGAAGGTCTTTATTATACTCATTGAACTTCATAGACTGTATATCATCAAAATCATGCATAGTATCATCAATGTATAGTTTAGTTATAGCACCCATACCTTTATTTTTATTTACATAGCTGAAGCTATTAGCCTTATCATATCCTAATATAGGTAGCATAGGCGTATCATAATAAGATTTTATATATGTTTTTTGCCTACCGAAATAAGCTAAAGCTGGAGATAAAACATCCCATAGGTTTTGTTTATTCCCTTTATTTATTTTTAATATATTACTATTAGGAAATATCATTAATTTTATTAAATTTGGGTCCGCCATCCAGTCTGCATATGCTGAAAATTGGGGATCAGAATAATCAATAGCTATATAAGTATCAAGCCCGGCCATATCGCTAAAACAGCATATATCAAAGACATTATCTATATTAGTAAACATAAAAGAAGAACTATTACCAATACCTCTATAGTATTTTCGCAATCGAATATCTATAAAATCTCCTTGTTTCATCATAGTACGGTAACGATTAGCAGGGGGGTCTGCTGAAGAAGAGGATACTCTATTTCCTAGAGCACTGATGTTCGTTCCTCCTATTCTTAAATCTGATAGAGCACTACTACCATATAAATTATCATTTGTAAATATCTGTGAAACAATGGAAGGTATGTTACCATAATAAGTATGGGAATCTAAATATTGTTGAAAATACCAAGGAGAGATTAAGGTAAGACTAAACTGATTACCTAATGTAGTAGCAGATAATCCTGCTCCCGATTGTATTGATAATACACATAGGGTTAGTTCAACGGAGTCATTTGACATGGCAGGGAAAAAGGTAAATTTAATAGGACTACCAATAGTAATATTATTTTGAGATACAATATCTAACAAGTCAGAAGAAGCTGTAAACCCCCATTCTGCCATTAAATAGGTGTTATAGGCACTTACTTGTAGTATCAATTTATTTGTAGCAGTATCTATATTGCTTAAAGTAGTGAGGTCGCCAGAGGATAATAATAATTGTGCTATCCAAGGAATTTGAGACTGTATAGCCCCTGTACTACCACTATATTCATCAGGCATTATACTTTTCCTTGTGAGGCTATGAAAGAATTAAGATCGCTTAACACTGGGAACTTAATTTGTGTTTCTTCATAAAGCAAAGATACATGAAAAACATTACATACATTAAATACTATATCATCGTTATTCGCAGAACCATAGTATGCTTGACAAAATATATAAGGTTTTTGTTGTAATTGTGAATTAGGAACAACAATATAGGGAGGATTAGCATAAGTAAAATCTCCAAAGTTAACAGATAATGTATCAGGATAATTCTGAGAGTCTACAGAATCACTCGTAACCCCTGCATTCATTAAATCATAGCGAGACTGCATTATTTACTCCTATATAAATTTGTAAAATCAGAGCTTGTAAGTATATCCTGAGTTTTAAAAGTTAAATTTAAATCTCCCGAGATAGGGTAGGAAGAACTTTCAAGGGTGCTTGAGAATGCATAAGATGCTTGAGTACAATTTAAATTTGTATACCCCATATACCTATTAAATCTAGTTCCGTTACCCCCTGATGCCCACCCAAACTCTACTTTCCACATCCCTCCACCAAAAAGAATATTAGAAGCAGTAGTTCCTATCTTTACTGCTACTCCGTTTTGATTTTTAGACTGAGCAGCTGTAGCGTCCTGCCCTATAGTCTGTAAGCTCTTCCCAACAGTTCCTGATGCTAGTCCCATTCCCACAAGACTCCCTGCAAAAAGAGCAAAGCAATCTATAGCATTTGGACCTGGAGCAGTTAAAATAGGACCTATATCATAAGGCACAGTACATGACATTATATTCATAATAGGAACAAATACTTCTGATTTAGCATCCCAAGCATTATTCATCCCCCTGAAGAATTTTAATTTTATAGAAAACGTAGCAGGTTCCTCTCCTGCCCATGCTTGAGAATAGTATAGCTTAGTAAATATTTTAATACCAAACATATCAGATAAAAATTCAACACCCTTGAGAACTTTTCCTGCTGTGGTGCTTACTGTTTCTGTTAAGTTTTCTACCATTTCTCCTAATGCTTCGTAAGCCTCTTTAATAGGCATTCTATATTGTTGCTCTACAGATATACCATTTTCTCCCTCATAAGGGACATACCACTCCACCGCCTTCCCTGAAGGGGAGCTTGATTTAGATAGATGTATATAACTTCCACTTAAATTCATAATTATACCTTTGCTGGTTCAGGGGGGGCTATTTTATTTGCTTGAACTGTAGCCTTACTTGAACCTGCTGCTTTAGAATTTTTTAAAATATCATTACCCATATTTGTAGCTTTTAACATTTCTCGTAGGAGTTCATTCTGCTCTTCTAAAATAGATGTTGTACTCTTATCTGATGTGCTCATAGCAACATTTGCTAAACTATCTATAAACATATTTAATTTATTAGTATGACTTCTATCTATTACGCTCTCTCCATCTTGTAAAGTAGCATTAACTTCACCTCCACTATGAAATTTATGAATCGCATTATCCTGTAATACTTGATCAAAAAATGAGGATTCAAAACCTAATTTACTATAAAGTTTACGCCCTGATTCACTGTTTTTAATTTTTTGCCATAAATTAGTTTTTTGGCTATCATCATCAAACATAAATTTTGCAGAAGGGGACATACTTGCATTAGATGAATACCAATAATTTCCTTGAGCATCCATCATCCAATAATTACCTGCTTGCTCGGGATTACCTACTCTTCTTTCATCTTCTTTTCTTTTAGCTTCTTTTGCTTTTAGGATTTCTTGATAAGTATTAATTTCAGACTTACTACCTGTTCCCATAATTGAGTTAGCATTTGATCCACTTATATCTACATCAGCAGCATTACCTGTAGCTATTGCTTTTTGTGCATTAGCCGTTTCAGACATACCAGAACCAGGGGTAGTAGTTATTCCCTTAGCTTTTAATGCTGCGATTTGCTCAGGAGTAAGACTTGCTAACGTAGCATCTCTTTCGTGTTGTCTTTTTTTTGTATCAGAAACAGCAGCACTTATTAGTAATGCTAGCCCAGCTACGCCAGCAATAATACCTAATGCAGGAAGGGCTACAGCTAATATTCCTGGGAGGGCAGCGCCTATTGCAGTAGCAATTCCTGCACCGGCTAATAATCCTTCTATTCCTCCTCCCCCTCCCCCAGATTTCCAAGATGCATCTACCTGTGCTTTCCTTTGTATCTCTAGCATTTCTTTCAAATCGTGATGTAATAGTAATGGCGGGCCTGAAATTAAAAAAGGTAAGTGTGCTACTTCACCAGCAGAAACTTCTTCCTTGCCCTGCCCATAGGCTTCTAGGTGGAGACCTCCACCACCACCTCTACCACCATTAATTCTATCCATTTTCTTTTGGTAGCGACCTTTTCCTTTTTGAGGAGTAATTCCAGGGAGCCCACCACCACCACCAGAGGATTCATCTCCTCCACCATTCCCACCTACATTTTCTCCAAAATACCCCTTATCATAATATCCCACAAGGTTTCTATGCCCAATACTATATGCATGATTTATATTTTCTGCGTTTTCATGGGCTCTTTCTTGCTTAGGCTTAAAGTTTCCACCCAATATTTTTGAGTATATCTCTTCCCCTAGTTTTCCTAAAAAGCCACTATCAACATTTTTTTGTAAGTCTTTTTTTTGTTGTCTATCTAAAGCAGCATTACCCTTTTTTATTATAGGACTTTCTGCTATGGCTTTCATATACTTTAGCATAGCTTGGAAATCTGTACCAAACTTTTCATCAAGTTTATCTTTAGTTTCCTGTCGTTTGAAATAGTCTTCTTGTAGTTTAAACATATTCTTAGCCGCATCTGGTTTCCCTCCTACAGCTAAAAACATATTTTGCATTATACCTGTATTCGTCTCCATTCTTTTATTGAGTTGAAGTATGGATTTATTTACTTCCTTTAAAAGGTCTTCAGTGGGGTTTTTTACTTTTGTAATACCACTCGGTATATCACTCATTATTTTATCCTATAGACATAGTATTTCTATGTCGGGAGTTATACTCCTCTTTTAGAGTATTATTTAGAAGATTCCATTGGAACATAAAAATATGAAATGGTAATTTCATAAGTGACTCTATTGAATTAGCCGTTCTACTCGTCATAAGATAAATCATATCCATCAGGTTCTCTCGACTGTATGGCTTGAATAATATCATATGGTCGAAAAGAATACCTCCTAGTACAGTTCTCACCTGTAATGGGATTTTTTACATGGATTTCAGGATCAATACCAAATTTCAAAGAATTATAATGCTTATTTATTTTAGCAGATATATTCACATCGAATTCTGGGCGTTTTAGAATTTGTACCTTCTCACTCAAAGGTAATCCAGATACATCCTCACCATTAAACTCCAATAAGTAAAGAGCTAACGTAGCATCAGCCAAATAGATATTCTTTTGTAGTTCGGCATTTTGCCACTCTAGATATTCCATTGTATCAAGATTAGGCAAAGTAGAAAGGTCTCTGTCTTGATCAATATAAGTAGAGTACGTCTCTGATAACCTCTGTATCTTTGAATACTTCTTGTCGGATTCTTGAAATTTGTTCTGAACCTCTTTTCTTATAATGAGAACATCTCCATACTTTGGATAAGATATAAACTTTGCTTTTAGTAGAACCTTCCCTTCTTTATCTTTTTTAGTTATTGTAACAGTTTCCTTTACATTTTCATTTAGGCTATTTATAGTAACACAGGTTCGCAAATCTAAATCTATTCGTGGTATCCATAGCCCCTTCTGGAGTTGCTCTATTTTTTTTATATCTCCCTTTTCTTCTAGCCATGTAATATCACTTTCATTCCATGGAAATCGGACTTCAAAAAGTACGGGAGTAAAATAGTTGGCATATATTTGTACCAAAAGTTCAATAATAGTTTTTTCGGGCCAACTAGCAACGTCAACATCACCATACATAAGGGAATTCAAGACGGCTATAACTCTTTCAGGTAGAATATTCTCAGCAAGCATAGAAAGTGTTAAAATATCTTCAGTATTAAAATTTCTACAATAGACTACTTTAGGTACACCTAGTCTTCCATTTGTAGAAAGTTCAATAGGTAGATAAGAGAGGGGAACAGAAGTTACTGGAATAGGAGATATTGGAGTTTTTAGAGTTTCCCTATCTAAATCTACTAAAGTTGGTTTCATTTTGTCTCCTCTATAATTAGTAGAATTTTGCTTTTTTCTGCTTGACATTATGTATAGTGAATATTATACTTATAGTAAGAGGAATGATATGGTAGTTCTAATCTTTATTGTATTACTTATTGGTATCTTTGTTTTCGCCAAGCTGAGGGATAGGAAGGACAGTACTGATACTATGTTCCCTCCTCAAGGTAAGGAATATACAAAAAGATTAGAAACGTATATGAAAACAACCCGTTCCGCACTCTTACTCTATGACCAGTCAAATCATAGCCCTGAAATAGCTATGCTAACTTTGGAGGCGATGAGAAGAAATCTTATTGATGTAGCTCAAATCATGATGCAGCCCACAGAGGAAGAGCGGGATACTGCTATTGCTACTTTAATAAAACTTGGGTACCATAAAGGAGCGTAATATGATCACTTTAGGAACTGCTATCCCTGTCGTTTTGGTGTGGTTTGTTATTTTTTCACCCGCATGGATAATGCTTATCTGCAAAGGATGGCATTATCTCCGTATGGCTCAAACAATGAAAAATCCAATTATATTGGATCATTTCCAGCTTCAAGAACAAAATAAAAAACTCAGAGAGTACATGGAACTTACTAGAAAAGCAGTGATGGAGTATGACTCCTCTAAGCACGACCCTACTATGGCAGTAATGGCTCTGGAAACTATGCGACAACTCTTGAAGGAACGTAGTGTAGAGGTAGTGCCTACATACCAAGAAAAGAGTATGCTTAAAGAAATCATTATGAATCTTCAGAAGTATAAAGCAGCTAAAGGGATATAATATGCAAGCAAAAATTGGTGAACGAGTAGGTGCAATTCTATCAGGAAATGATACAGAAGCAAGATTCTTTGGGTATGGAATTAGAATAGAAGATGAGATACCTAATGGTGCTGGAGGCTTGGGTGAGTTACTTGTAGAAATGCAGATAACTAACCCTACTATTCTTCTCGATTCTGGTGAGAAGGTATACGGTTGTGAGTGTTGGTGGGGTAAAGAAAGGGTATCGATTTAATCGATACCCTTTTTTATTATCTTGATAAATGCAACTCTACATACGAGTTAGATAAAACATTAGATACAGATACTCTAACATAATTTGAAGGTGCTGTTAATGTAATAGCGTTAGTAAGCCCATTTACTGTAGTCAAAGAGAGTGAGGAACCATAGACTAATGCTCCTGTCTGTTGCTCAATTGGAGTACCATCAGAGGTAGATACTGTATAGGTTACATTGCTTGATTCTGTCCATAAAGTAATAGGAGTTCTGCCACCGATCCAAATATCATCCAAGTTTGTTACTAAGGAGCCAGCATTCACTACCACAGCCTGATTAGAACCAGGGGTGGTCTGAGTAGCAGTATTGGAACCAGGAGTAGTAACATATGCATAAGCAGGGGTAGACACACCAGTAATCGTTCCCATTGAAACTGCTACACCAGCAATTGTAGCAGGGACTGTTCCTGTTAAAGTTACAATAGCGTTTGTCCTTGATGTAGTCCATGCCTCGCCTGAAGTTGTACCAGAAGCATAAGAAGTGGCTGCTACTTTTGTGGCTACTGTAGCAGGACTATCACCTAAAGATACTGTGGTAGCTTTACCATCTACAGTTATTGTAGTTCCAACAGCTACAACAGAACCTACAAATACTATATTTTGAACAGGTAGAATATCAGCATTACAAGTAACACCAGTTATTGAACCCATTGAAATTACTACAGGGGATATAAGCTTTGCTGTAGTTCCTGTCAATGTTACCGTAGTTAGAGTACCACCACCATTGGTTGGTGTCCATGTCTCACCAGAAGTACCACCAGTTAGAGAAGTAGCTACAACCGCATTGGCTACCTGTAATGGGGTATTACCGCCAGATACAGTTACAGAAATACCATCAACAGTGACAGTAGTTCCACCAGCTACAGTAGTACCAGCGAAAGTAATAGTTTGGACAGGTAATACAAAGTTACTACATGTTACACCTGTAGTGGTTCCCATTGATACTATAATTCCTGCTACGGGTCCTGGAATCGTTCCAGTAAAAGTACACGTAGGCCCTGAAGCTAGTACAGTCCAGCCCTCACCAGAAGTGGTTGCTGAAGATACAAAGGAAGTGGCAGCTACAGCAGCAGCAGCTTGTATAGGAGTAAAGCCGTTAGAGACAGTTACGTTTACGCCATCTACAACTATGGTAGTACCACCACCAGCAGTGGTACCTCCGAAGGTGATAGTCTGCACAGGATAATTTGAGTTAGGGCACGCAACACCCTGAACAAAGCTCATATCATAGAAAAGTATATTAGTTGCTGTTCCTAAAGCAATAGTAGGCTTTGAGATAGGCCCATAGGTAGTTGACTGAAGCTTCACAATAAAAGGATTGAATGAGTCAATACCTACATTAAATCCGGTAACTCCAAAAGATTTTATTTTTAATGCTACAGCCTGTGGAGATAAAACATCATTAGCATTCAATGTTATCGTAGTTCCTGCTATTATTATTGTCCCTGCTACAGGTATATCAGTAGGAGTAGTAGAAGTATAAGATGTTATTGGAATTACAGATGTAGAGTACTGTGTTGTAAATCGAATAGAAAACTGGTATACAGCTTGTGTACCATACTGTATGCTAAAGTTTCTTCCCATATTCTGAATTAAAGCCATTATTATTCCTCTTTTCTAATTAGTTGCTATTTTAATAAAAACATCCTTATTCTAGGGGATAAGTTCATATACCATATTCCCACAATCCCAAATTCTATCATATCCATTTATTTGCATATTTTCCCATTCAGTTAGAGTGAAGTCAAATGATTCTAATTTTTTCTTGAGTTTATGTTTTTGAAACTGTACTCGTGAGCTACGATTAGTATAGTTTTTAGTATAATAATAATTAGGTAAAGAATCTTTAAGTTTTGTAAACCCTACAGCTTCATACCCCTTACCATTAAATAATCTTTTATCGCAATAAGACACAATTGAACCTATATACCTTTTTCTGAAATATGATAGGAGTTTTGAGAGTCCCCCAATAACCTGACAGTCTGCTTTGGTTACATATCGTAATAGTTCCCATTCGGAATTTCTTCTATATCTTGCTTTTATAAAGGAAGCTAATGATATTAATTCTTCCTTATTGTATAAACCTAAAACAATAAAAGATGGGTAATACCCTTGGATGTGATATGAGTCTAAAAAGACTCTTTCTATATTACTATCCACTATTTTTATTTTTAATTTACGAGCATGATACTTATTAGTAATGATACCAAGCTTACTTTTTAATAATGCCAATACTATATTTTTTTTCTGTATCCATTCATCTTCAAATATTTGTATAAGTTCTATACCTTTATCAGCACATAAATTAAGTTTATTAAGATGATAATTTTTATTTTTTCTTCCTGCTATTTCAGAATGCCAGTATAGGCCATTAAACTCTATAGCAAGTTTCTTATCTGGTAAATATATATCAAGTTCTAACGGAGGTATTATACTTCTATCCGAACTTATAATATTTTTTATTCCCCACTGTTCCAAATAAGATTTTATCTCTATTTCAGAAGAGGATACTGAAGTCATTAAAGGATAACATTTTATACATCTGGGGATACGACCATCTTGCAAATGATACTCAAACTCATTGCCACACTCAACACATTTCCAAGTATAGGTGTATTCTGTTCCTTTGTAATTATTATAAGTAAAAAGAGGAATTACTTTACTATCAGTTCTTTCACCAGATAGTATTTTTTCATAAAGCTTTTTAAATCTTTTCTCTATCTCTTTATTAATTATCTCTTTATTTTGTAATGCATGTTCTGTTCCATATACTTGTATCATTGTATTTTTAAACTTTTCAAAAAGTTCTTTATTCTGAAAAGCAAACTCTACTCCATACTTTTCTATCATTGTTTTTTTAGATTTATATGCTGTATTACCATGTAAGGGTGAAGAAGACCCATATCTCTCCATATTTGTTTTATTTGTCTTTTCCCTTATATCCTTATTTTTTTGTGGATTATCAACACCATAATTCTTCATCATTGTTTTTATTGACTTCTCTCTAAAATCTTTACGTTCAAAAGAACTTTTAGCCCCATAACGCTCTAAATTTGTTTTTTGAACTTTACTTTGTATTTCTTTATTCTGTAAAGGAGCAACGCATCCATATTTTAGAAGGTTTGTATCTTTTCTTTTCTGTATAACCTCAGGGTCCCTTTTTGCGCAATCAGCACTACAATATTTAGAATATTCCCTATGACCCTGTACCCATATAACTTCTTTTCCACAAGAACACTTTAGGGGTTCTGTAAGGTTTCTATCAATAAGCCATATTCGTTGTAAAAATGTATAGTTACCCTTTATCAAAGATTTTAATCCATCAATATATTCTTTATATTTCAAAGACCTTACTTTGTTAGAATCAATGATTCCTTTTTTATTTCTTAATACTGTATTTAACCAAATAATGAGTTCTTCTTTTGATAGTTCCATTTCGGATACTTCCCTATAATTAGTATAAGGGTTTTTTCATGTTTTGTCAATAGCAATAAAAAACCCTATCCGAAGATAGGGTTTAGTTCAAACAATACTAAGATTACAGGGATTTTTTTAGCCCTTTTTTTGTTATCCTCATAAATATTCTAGATAGTTTATTTATTATCTCTTCATCACTTTTTCTATCATCTATAGAGAGATAAATATAATCTTTCATGGCTTGATACTTTATTTCTTGCTCCCTCAACTGGGACTTTTTTGTTCGTTTACTATCATTCTCATAATGAGTCCTATCCTCCCATTCTATTATTACTTTGAGTTTGAAGTTAATATAATCTAAAAAATAACCATATTGGGGTATTCTATATTCACCCCCGCCAGATTCAGCAAAAAAAGAATCTTTAGATGAAATAAACCCAAATTTTTTATCTAATTGTTCAAATATGCTACAAGCCCGAGAAGAATAATTAGGAAAACAATTACCATTATTTTTTATCACTCTTTCTATAGTATACTCTCTTATTTTCTGTCTTACTTCAGGTATTCTTGATGGGTTATCAACTCCATACTTATTATAAAGACTGCTTTTAATTTTATTTTGAATGCTAATATCCTGAGTAGTATAGTTAACCCCATACTTTTCTTGGTTGGTTTTTCTTATTTTATTCATTCTTAATGGATCATTATGAACATGTACCATAACACACTTTTTGCTACAAATATGCCGCCCTGACCATCTCTTATCTGTATCATGTCTATTCCTATATAAAGTATTACCACAAACTATACATGTTTTTGTTTCTTCCATCCTGGATTGAAATAAAGATTCTTGTCTTTGATGCCCTAGAGTAACAGCACAACTTCTGGAGCAGCACTCTTTTTTACTACTTTTCTTTTTAACAGTGAAAATAGTATCACATACCAGACAAATACGTTCTTGACCCTCCTCTTTCCTTATCTTACTTATATACTTGTTTCTACATTCATAGGAACAAGTCTTGCTTTGATCCTTCTTAAGAAGTTTACCACAAATATCACAGCATCTTTCCATATCCTTATTCTCCATATGTATAGTTAGTATGTAGAAGAGGAATAAGTATAAAAAGAGAGAGAGTTTCCTCTCTCTCTTTTATATTTGTTCAATTCAGATTAAGGATTAGAGCCCTCTTATGTTAGTAATCTGTATTAATCCAAAATATCCAGGATTTAATATTACGTAGTCACCAAAAGAAGCTAGTCCAGCTTCCTTATAGAAGTTCTTCCTCTGTAGAGCACCAGTTGAGAAGAATGGAACTAGAGTACCAAAAGCTACAGAAACGTCAGCCTCGTTATTCTCGTTCTTCCACACACACATCAGTGTATTTTCAGGTAATATTGCTTTAGGTACCTTGAATACTGGAATACCGTACAACTCGCCAACCTGATATCCACCAATACGGGGCTGTTGACCCTTTGTGGTAAATCCAGCATTAAGACGAAGGTAAGTAACAGCAGCAGGACCACCAACAAGACGAGATACACCACCACGGTTTAATGCGTTGTACATAACGTCACCGACTCTCTCAATTGCTTGGGAAATAGTCTGTGCAGTATGGATATAGCTGTCTTGTGTACCAGCACCAGCCTCAGCATCGAAAACGATAGGAGCATAACCGTTCGTAGTAGCAGATGCATAAGCAACCTTTACTGCGAAGAAGTCTAGTGATTTCTTGATTTCCTGTCCAGCAGCATCCATGATGACTTCTTCTGTGCTAACACCGACTGTGGAGTCTAATACTAGCTCAGAAAGTGTTGTCCATGTTACACCAAGCGTCATAGGACGAACTTGGAACTGGTAGGAAAGCATTGTCAACTCAACTTCGCCTAAGTAGGTTCCAGTTAAGTCCTTCTCTGAGTTATACCTACCAATAGCGTTAGCTATTGCAGTACCACCAGAGGCTACAGCGATAGTATATACCGTTGATGTAGTATCAATAGCTATAGAAGTAATACCAGAAGTTGAAGCTATTACCCAGTTAGCTGTAGCTCCACCAGGCTTATTCTCATATGCTAATACGTTGCCGTTCACATCATAGAGAATTGTATAACCAGGAATGAAGCCTTGTGTAAACTCACTAGCCTGGAAGGTAAGAGTGAAGTTTGAGCCTACGGAACCAGAGATTGATGGGCAGTTTGCCATCTCAGTTGGGAACCTTGATTGCTTTGACTCATATGTTACGTTAGGGTTAAAATTCAAACCAGCACCAGCAAATGAATCATCACGATTGATGTTAGTATTTGCTGTATATATAGGCTTGATATACTTGATTGAATCCTTAGCTGTCTCCATAGCAAACTCAGTAAAGAGTTTATCACGAATTGAGTTTGGATAAGCAAGCCTTACCAAACGAATCATGTTCTCAGGAGTAGCAGCGAAAGCTGAGCTGTATGTAGCCTCAGATAATCGTGCCATTGCTCTAGCCTGATTCTCCAAAAGAATAGCTAAGTTTCGAGCCTTCCGCTCGTTCATTGTTTTAAGGCCGGGTCCAATCTCTGGAACTCTCGACCATTTCTCTACATATCTATCAGCACGATTAGTCTTCTCATTCAAAGCCTCAATAGTGGCCTCATCATAAGTAGTTTTACGTACTGATTCTCTCATTGCACTTCTCATACCCATAAAATTCTCCCTTTTAATAAAAACACGAGTACATAACAGTTAGGGGAATAAATTGTAGATTTAATCAACGTAAAACTATTTTAGTTTTAGATATATCCATATTGGGATACATTTCTGGAGCATATTAACTCCAATTAAAATCAAACCCTAAACTCTAATTATTTAGTAATGTAATTCCTAATATGTTTATCTACCTGGATCAAACTCTGCCATATCTCTTCTAGCCCAATCTGAATCTCTCCAATCAGGGATTCCTTTATATCTATCTAAAACAGGGCCATCACCATAAGCTAAAAGTTGATTAGCCTTTTTAACTACGTCTTCATCCTCAGCCCTTCTACCACAATAGTCAGCTTTAAATTTTTGTAATGCTTCTTCATCATTATTTAGGTATTAAAGTAAGTCCTCAATGGAAGTAAATCCATCTGTACTCATTTCTATGAGCTTAATTGTCTTTAGTATCTGTTTCATTATTTTCCCCAAGAAGCTCCTGGCTTCCTATTAGCAAACATAGCACCTCTTTGTGCATCGGCTTTCTTCTTGCTTACAATACCATGTTTCTTACTACCATTCTTTTTCTTACCGATGTTCTCATATCCCCCCTTTACTTTTTTAGTCTTTTCACCAATCTGGGTATTCTTACCTCTCTTTACATCATCTTCAGCAGCCTCAGGAGAGTTGTCAGTATCTTTCTCCTCATTACGATCCTCATTAGCTCCAGCACCATATTTACCATCATGCTTGGATTGGATATCCTCTAATACTTTCTTTACTTCTGGGAAACTTAATCCCATATCTAAAGACTTCCTAATGATAGATTCCATCTGAGGTGTATGTCCTTTTCCAGGGTCTTTAGCGTCTTGCACATAGCCATCTTTACCTTTTGTAGGAGACCTGAATTCCTGTTCTGCTCCTGGTTTAGGTTCAGTACCACTACCAGCATGTCCTTGTGGCCATGGGGTTTTAATAGCAGCTTTAGCATCAACATGCCCTTGACTCTCATAGGGATATGAATGATTTAATGAAGGATTACCACTATCGGCTACTTCTAGTATATTCTTAATATCCGAAAAAGCTAAACCTAATTTTAATCCTCTATCTATAATAGAATCCTTAAATCTATCCACACCCTTATCATCAGGATATTCTTCATAGTCCTGAGACTTATCAAGCTTTACTGCTTTCCTATTCTTACCTTCTTTAGAGGTACCATTTGATACTGGACTACATGATCCTAAGCACTCTAGGAATTCCTTTATTTTAGGAAAAGACAGATTAGCTTTTAATCCAGCCTCTACCACCATATCCACCGTTTGTTTCGTAATCACTATAGTCTCCTCATTATCGTAATCATTTCTATTAGTCTGGCTATACTCAAATTGTGTTGGTGGGTCTAAATGAAACCCATCATCATGCATACCAACATTACCACTATCAATAAATTCTATAGCATTACCAGGAACATCAATATCAGTTGACCTCATCAGAGGATGATGGTGTACGTTCCTAGAGCCAATATCATACTCATTCAATGCCATCTACTCTTCCCTAGTTACTGGTAATTGTCTATCCATAGATGTAGGTTTAGCTGAACCCAAGGGTTCCATACCCATACCCTCTCCAGGGGCTTCAGGTAATGTAGTAGGCGCTTCCATTGAAGATTGCGCTGTACCTGTCTGTATAACCGAAGCTATCAATAATTTTACTTCTGATACATACTCTAGCATAGCCTTATCTAACTTTGTATCCAATGCTATCCATTTATTCATTACTTGAGAATTCTGCTGCTGTATAGCGAAGTCTTGAAAAGCCATTTCAACATATTCTCTACTCAATGTAGGTTCATTCTTCTCATTGGTGAAATGTGCTTCTATAGAGCCTCGCTCTATCATCCTCATTATTTTCGTTAAGGTTGAAAGAGGAGATTTAACATCAGTGAAACTAGCATCGCTTATAGGCATTATATATTCTCCTATTCCTAATCTTTATACCCATGTAGAAGGTAATCGGCTAGAAAAACGTGAGTGGTCTCTTATTTTTACCCCAGTAGTAGACTCAATAATTCTCTTTCTCTCTTCTGGTTCCAATGCCTCTGATACTCTTTTTGTCCTATTCGAGCCTAAGGAAGCAAAAATTTTATTAAATTTTATCATTGCTTCTTTCAATGTCTTACATCCTAGAATCTCTTCCTTGAAATCTATTACGTCTTTTCCATACCTCATTTCAAGGTCTTCATAATAATCTTGAACATCATCGGACTCATTGAATCCAGCAAAATTATCTATCGCATGACCTTGAGGTCTAAAATGAATTGTAGATTCTTCTAGATTAGCAATTTTAATTTCCTCTTCATAGTTTTTTTGTTCAGTTTTATATACTGCTACCTTCTCTTTCATTTTTAGTCCGTACTCTTTTAGTCTACCAACATATTCTTTAATACGAGTATTCTCATCATTCATTTTTTCTAGTTCCGCTATAATTATTTCCTCATATTTTTGGTGCTCTACAATTTTAGCTTTTAGAGAGTTAGCATATTCAGCGAAAGAAGCTTCTTTTGAAATATAATCTTCTTTCATGGTATTCATCTGAATTAACATTTCTTTATATGTCTCAGCAGTAGGACGAGAAGAAATAACGGACATAAGCATCTTATTCTTTTCTTGAAGCTTCTCAGCTATTTCTCGCCAATCTTGGGCATCCCTCTCATAGAGTTTAGCATCTACAGCTAAATTCTTTACACCTTCTTTTAGTTTCTCTGCTGTAGATGTACCAAAAGTAGTAGCTATTTTTGTATGCTCTTTAATAGCATCGTCAATAGCCTTACGAGTTTCGGCTATTTGCTCATCAACCTTGGCTAGAAGGTCAGGATGTACACCAGGAGAAAAATATGACTTAATAAGCTCAAGCTCATTAAGCTTCTCTTGAAGGTCCTCTTGAGGAACTTGTGATAGCCATCCTACTACGTCCTCATGGAATTTTCTTAACTCTCGTGTTGTCATCTTTACTTCGGGCATCGTGCTCTCCTGCTTTTTTCCTAAATACTCTGGAGGGAAATCATTCTTATTATTATTCATAGCGTCTTTATCATATTCAACTTGTTCTGGGGCAGCAGTTTGCTCACCAGAAGGAACTGTAACTGTTTCTTTCTTTATTTTCATTGTACTATTACCATATACCTTTTGTGAGGGGTTTAATACAGTGTCGGCTACTCTTTCTAGCATATAAGAATCCCAACGTACTGTAGAATGGTCTGATTCATCTAGTTCGCCAAAACCGGAAGAACTAAAACCAACTCTGCCACCACATTCAAGAATCTCTTCTATATGTCTACCTTCATCCCCTACAAGTACACCTTCTGCCCATACTATTTTTTCAGCCTCATTTAGTCCCATATTAAGCCAAACTACTACCTGCTCCCTAATTCTACCGTCTTTATCACCTTCAGGATGCTCCTCTAGTCCAGCCCCACCTTGGTATACTTCTTTTTGTTCTGCTATTACTCTATCCCACAATCGTTTTTCATATTTTCTATTATTAAGGTTTATATTATCATAACGGGCTACGGGAAATCTCCAGACGGTTTTATTAGCTAAAATAGTATTATCTTCTAATAACTTTTTAGTAGACTCAGAAAGTCTTTGCCCTTTTATAGCCTGGATTTCTGATTCGGTTATTTTATGAGATATTGCTATTTTATTATATGTATCACTATCAAAAATATAAGTCTCAACAAAACGTTGTAATGCCATAATAACTCCAATATATGTATATTTAGTCTAAATAAAACTAAATAAGTTAGTCAATGATATCATGAATCCTTTTAGAGTGCTCTTCATCATCAGTATTTACTTCTTCTTCTTCTTTTAATCCTTCTTTTATATGCTTCCAGTTGAATTTTCTACTATCAGTCCGTAAAATATCTCTAGAGTATTCTTTTTGCTCCTCAATTCTTTTGATTTCTTGAGTATCTTCTTGTAAAGGTTGTGACATAGCAGGCTCTATTTTCTTACAGAATAATCTATACATAGGCTCTAAACAGCTTTCAATACGGGCATACTTGTAATGACGATTATTCATTTGGGCTTCATCAATTCGTTCAAATTGATGAATTATTTTTTCTTGTATAAAATCTTTATTTTCAGTGAAACGTTTTACTAAGGTGTTTTGCCGTTCTTCAAAACGTAATCTTGACTCTAATATCCTATATCGTCTATGCCGAAGGACTGCTTCCTGCTTATTACCATTAACATCCATAGCTAAAGGATTACCTTGTGGGGCTCCACCAGCACCCCCAGCAGCAGGAATGGGGGCTTCCATACTACCACCAGCACCAGCTCCCCCTATTCCTTCTTCACCTTCAGGAGGAACACCCATACCCATATCTCCACCCATAGGCGCACCCATACCACCACCCATACCACCACCAAACTCCTCTGGGGGCTGCTCTTCATTATGTTCTTTGGCATTAGGATTAGGCTTTATCCAACGTTTAATATCATCAGGATCTAAGAAACTAAATTTTGTTAGTATATCCTGAATTACATCAGCAGGTAAAGGATCATTGATAGCACCAATAATACCTGCTATAGTTTGTAGCACTTGTGTAGATAAGTTTAATGAATTTTGTTTTGCTGCTTGTCTAGCATCAGATGTTTCCTCATTAGGAAATTTCATAGAAAGAATAAAAGCTTCACGATAATCATATTCACCTGTAATAGCAAAATGTAATCTAAATAAATTTGACAATCCCTCTAGGATTGCAGATTGGATTGTGAATACCCTTCTAGCGAAGGGCTTGTATTGCTCAACTAAAGATATAGCTGAATTACCAAACCCACCCCACTCTTGAACCAAATAACCTTTAGGAATGCCAGAAGCTACAGCAACACGATCCTGGTACATTTCAATATCACCAGTAGCATTTATGTCAACATCAGGTGTCTGCATTTCAAGTCGTAGTAATCCGTCAGGAGCCCATATTTTTGTATTTACTGAAAAAGCCTCAGTACCAGCACCAGAATCCCCAATAAGTTCATACTCCTCTCTAATCTGATTTATCTTATCAAACTGCAAAGCTTCATCCATACCAGGAGCAGTTTTTACATTATATACTGTTACTGGAAAGGACATAACACGGGCTAAGGATTGTAATACCATAGTGGCGTTACATTGTCTAAATGGAGCCAATGCTTTTAGGAATAATGAACGTCCCATGGGGGCAAATTCTGATTGGTCTACATTTAATCTGAAGTGAGTAACAGCCCATGGAGGCACAACCATATCATCATCAATAGCAAAGCCGAATAAGCGAGTATCAAAGAGATCGGCAAATTCTTCATTCTCTTCACCTTCTATAGTATCAAATAATGCTTGTAATTTAGAGGAACGATTAATAGCTGTTAAATATCCTTTTTGTAATGATATATCTGTTTGAACTTGTACAGGATTAAATTCCAATCGTTCTTTTACCTGATGAATACCAATAGGGACTATTCTAACTACTCCATTCTTGGTAACTTTATTAGACCAAAAAGCATCACCATAGGAGGCTAAATTACAAGCAACAGAGCGTAATCTATTCTGTGTTACCCCCCACTGTTCTAATAAGTCCTCCATTTTTTCTTTCATTCTAATATCAGCACAATCTATTTGAATTAACTTACCCTGAACATCAATTTGTGTAGCTTCGTCTGCATACATATCTGAAGCCATTGAAAGGAAAGGATCATTAGTAATAGCAAATTCTAATTCAGAAATACGTCTATTTCTATCTTCAAGTATTTTATAAGTATCGGTAGTATCACGTAACCAACTATTGAAGAGTTCCTCAAGTTTACCTGATAATTTTGTGGAAAATGTTCTTCCTATTTTAGCTTGGGCTAATCTTAAGTCACTACCAGCATCAACTTTTAAGAATTCAACATTATTAACTGAATTTCTTTTATTAGGCGAAGCTCTTCTAAATCCATAAATAGAGGTCAAATTCCTAATAAAGCCAAATCTGCCTAAATTAGGTGAAGCACCTGCATGAGGAGCTTGGAACTTAGAATTAGGTTCTCCTCCGTTGTAGTTTGATATAGGAGCACTAGAAATCATATTGGAGACTTCATCTTTCACTTAATTTTCTTCCTTATAATATGCCCAATGATAGCCACCGCAGGTATTTCTTTTCCCTTGACAACATTTTACTACATTTGAGGATATTATTTTATACTTATTTACAGCTTTTTGAATAGTTAAAAATACTTCTTGGGTATCATTATTAATAATAGGGTGAGCATTAGGATTCTGATATCCCCTACTTCTATTACCTATCTTTATTTTAGATTCATCAGTATGATGCTTACCCTTGTTTTTACCTATATTTGATAATCTTAATTTCTCTCTATGCTTCTCAGAAAAATGTTTACCAAAATTATAATTTTTACTCCCAGTATGAGATTCACTAAATCTTTTTTTAGACTCTTCTGACCATTTTTTGTGTTTTTTTTGATAGGAATTATGATTTCCTCTCTGCCCCTTTCCCCCTTCATTCATATTATAACCAATATTAGGGTTATTAGCATTAGAAGCTATTATCCACATATTTTCTTTTTCAAATATTTCAGTATTATCAAGATATTCAAGTACTATAAAATAAAAATTATCCCATCCATATTTTTTTATAGCCCTATGAAAATAATATTCAGAATTACATAATCCAGCAGATTTATGTTGTGCCATTCTTTTTTTCAAACATTGAATTGTTTCACCAATATAAATCTTCCCATTTATTTTATTTGTAGCACAATAAATTATTCCCATAGTTTTTTCTCATTAATAGATTGCATGTCTTCTACCTGAGGGTAAATCCCCGTGTTTCATTCTTCCTGAAATATAATTATAGTCAGAAGCTGTATTATTATTATACAGTTCATTTTGAGACTGGAAATGCTCTGGAATCTTCACTGTATACGAACTCCAATTCCTATAAGCCTTATTCCCGCATTTACATTTTATAAATTTAGGATGTACTTCCATCATGGGTAGATTCTTGTTTACTGTTTTTCCGCAGATTTCACACTTATACTCGTATAAAATTTTATGTTCCTCCTCTAATTAGTCTCAAGCTGTATTAAATCCTTATGGATAGGATAATAAGGTAATGATTCAAGTTCCTTTTTTTTATAGTTTTGCTTATTTGTTCTTCTTCGCTCTATATCATAAATATCAGTAAAAAAATAAATTCTATTGTCCCCTCTGCCTACCTTCACCCCTAAAGCAATACAACAGATAGATTCAGGTAAAGCGTTCTTTAGGGCAAGTAGACTAGTAATTTGATGTTCCTCTATCCTCTGTAAATCAAAGGATTTCAGTTTATTAATATATTTTACTTCCATATATATAGGCTTTCCACGCCAAGTGCCAAACAAGTCAAAGGGCCGTTGGATAGTTTGAGTATATTGCCCTGATGGGTCAGGAATCTTCCACATTACTTGTCCTAATGTAATAAAGCTATTCTTTATTATTGTGCAGCATTCAGCTTCATTATTCATTTTTACTTAGTGAAAATAGAGTTTTAGTAATAGTTGTACTCTACACTGGGAGTAAAACCATAATCAACAATAATAATCTGAGGTTTACCTTCTCTCATTACAGCCCCATACGTAGAAAGACGAGCGAAATCACCAGGAATATAGTATCTATTTTTAGAAGTAAATGTATAAAGCTCCTGAAGCCAGGGTAAATTTTTTACATACATTTTTTCTGGTTTTGTATGTATTTGTTTAATAGTAGCGCCGCTACCCCACTCCCAATTAAGACGATTTAATGCATATCTAAGGTCATCAAACTCTTTAAAACCTGTTATATAACAAAAGAGTGCTTGTCCATCTTCATCCCCATCATTATTAAAGCTCTCTGCCCGTTCTACCTCTAGGAATCTGTAATCTTCATCCCAATCATATATTCTAGAACATATATTATAACCTTTTCCTGTAAATTGATATGTATTAGAGGAGGAACCATGCTGTTTCTTACCAAACCTAAATTCAGCCTCATTTTGACCTATGCCATTATCCCCCGTTGCTACTTTTAATACTTTTTTTTCATCTACAGCATACACAGCTCGGGAGCTACCCTCTCCTAACTTTTCTAAATATTTATCAACATACTCTAGCCTATCATCATAGTTATCTAAACTTTTAAGTGTTTTCATATCAAACCCATTAGGGTACTTCTCATTGAGATGGAAATTATCTTCTAATAGAAACTCACTTATTATACTCATTATTGTTCTCCTATCTATTAATAATAATCGTTATGCACCGAAGGAGTAAGACCATAGTCAATAATAACTACTCTCCATCCTTCTTTTCTATGAACAATACCATAGGCAGATAGAGTAGTAAAATCCCCTGGTAATTCATACTTATTATCTTTAGCAAATTTTACTAATTCTTGAACCCAGGGATTATCAGTAAAACCTTTTATATTAACCTTATCTTCTCTATATGAAAGTTCTCCTAAATATTCATGAAAAAGGAACATACTAGTAATACCTGTGCCATATTCGAATATAGCCATATCGTCGATAGGTTCTGCCCTTTCCATTTCAATAAAACTATTATCGTCTGCCCACTTAAATACACGGGCACATATTGGTATTTGTTTTTTACTAAATCTTACTTCAGCCCCATTTTGTGCTAATCCCCTATCATTCCTTGCTACTTTTAATACTTTTTTCTCATCAACACCAAATACTGTCCGTGACGATCCATGATTAATATATTCTAAATTTTTATTAGCATATTTTATTCTATCAGAATAGGAAGAGAAGCTTAAAAGAGTTTCCATACTAAATCCGGCGGGGTATGCCATTTCTGTATACTGGGATAGAGGGTCTAAAGGATACTTAAAAAACCATTCTAATTGCTCTTTAGTGGCGGGTATCATTTGTCCTGTAATCCAGTCTAAAGAAGATGAATAATAGTCTATTCTTATTTCTTTTCCATGGAACATATTCAATATAGCTCTAATCTGCGCTCCATTAGGTCTACCCACAGTAGCAATATAGCCTATTTTTGCATCCAGTCTGATTGCCCCTGACCTCTTCATTGCATATAGCATTCTTTTATGATAGTTATCTTGGAACAATTTAACAAAACTCCCTATTTCATGATGATCTAAAATTCTACCACCATTTCTATTACCAATATTCCTACCAGAGCCATCTAATAATTGTCCATCAGCCAGAATGAAAAAAGCATCTAGAGGTTCGTCAGTAATCTCATATTGATTAATAATTTTTTTTGAAATAGGAGTATCTATCAGATAAGGGTCTATTTCAGGGATTGCACTACTTTCATATAAATTATTAGATTTTATAGAGAATTCACCATTATTTTTATCTGCTGATTTCACTTGATTAGAAGTAAATACCATTAATTCATTTAGAGAATTATTAATAATACCATCTCTACCTGTTCTTTTAGCATAATCAATAACACTTTCCATAGTATTATGCTTCAATCTCCATTCAATATAATCTCTACTTTTCTTCCTATTGCTAATATCAAAGGGCATCTCCATCTTTACATAAAGAGGTACTACATTCCCACCCCGTAGTAATGCAGCTTTTTTACTATATGTTAAAAAAATAGCTTTTTGTTCTAAACCATTAGGCACTTCAATACTATTAGTTTCTTTTGGAACAAATTTATAGCATACTATAGGATATCCCTCTTTATCTTTTATTTTGCTTTGCCCAAACCATTGAATAAAATTGGGATTATCTAAAACATTCATTACTATTTAGTCTAATTTCTACTACTAATTCAATATAGAGGTTGTAATGGAAAATATAATGAGCCCTACAGGTTTAGTCACGTTTACTGTTAGAGATAGGTTTGGAAATATTGAGTCAGAAGTGTATAATCATAATATTGTAACAACTCAGGGCGATTCATACATAGCAGATTTACTCTCTTTATCCCCTGCCAGACAGAAGATAAATGGAACTAACTGCTACGTTATTTTAGGTACAGGATACACAGGGTCAAATAACAAAAATCAAACATGGGTAAATACTCAAACTGGTTCAGGACAGTTGGTATCATCCACCTATCCTCAACTTGTAGGCACTTGGGGTAATTCAGGGCAGAATATATTAAACTTTGTATTCTTATTTGCTGCTGGTTCATTGAACGTAGTAGGGATAAATGAAGCATGTATAACTTCAGCCAATGTTCAGGGTTCTACTACAACGTGCTTATCTTATGTAAACGTACCTTCTCAAAACGTTAGTATATCCTCCACATTACAAGTTACATGGCAATTGACATTCCTCGGGAATTAAATGGACTTAACAGAAAATATAAGCATAACTCTACCCTATTATCCTAATCCAGTGTCTAATGTAGATACTGAAATATATACAGATTCAGTAAGCTTTGTTATTACTCCTAATATTTCTAATGCTCAATACATTTTTATATCAGATAATATGAACCAATTCGACAACTAATTAGAAAGTATTAGGAGATTATAGATGGCAAGCACATTTAATTTGTCAAACGTTTCTGCTACAGCTTTGGCAAATATACTAAATTCAGCCTCATGGTTTGGTGGGGCTACACTAACAATTTACGATGGATTACAACCAGCAAATGCCAATACAGCAACTTCAGGACAGCATGTTTTAGCTACATTCACATTACCAGTATATACCTTAAATACAGTGGCAACAGGTACAAATGTAGTTACCATTACTTTTGGTTCTATTTCCAATGTGAGCGCTTCTTACTCTTCAACGGCAACGTGGTTTAGAATTACAAACGGAGCTTCAACTGTCTGCGACGGTTCTGTGGGAACTGTAGGTTGTGACTTGAATATAAATTCTACGTCTATATCCTCTGGTGCTACTGTATCTATTACAGGATTTGTATATTCAGTGACGGAATAAGGACTAATTAGGTATGATTATTAATGCTGCTTCTATCTCAGGCTCACCAAACTTACCTCAAGAAAGATATTTTCTAACAGGAGTAAGCACCCAGGATCAACAAGAGAGCTATGATAATGAGAAAGGACAGATGCAACTTAACTTCACCTATGATACAAACATGGAGGAAGTATTTGGGAGCACTCGATTAACAGACCCGGAAACGCAACGTCTAAAAGTTGATATGATAACCAAGGATGTAGTGTACTCTGGTATATTAGCATTAAATGGACCTAGCACTGTTTTTGGTATCGATACTCGTAATTTTGATACAGCTACTGTACAACTTTCAGGGGCCTGGGTTGGTACTGTTACTTTTGAAGGTTCAAACTTCTCTGCTGGTGGTGGTACATATTATTCCTTATTAGGTATTAATATTACTACTCAAGGCCAACCAATTACTACTGCTACTACTAATGGTATTTATAGATTTCCTTTATCAGGAATTGAACGTTTTCAATGTAGATTCTCTACTGCTACCGCTGGTACACCTCAAGTAACAATAGCTCTCTCTGGAGAACCTTCTATTTTTGGTATTATATCCAATACTGGTGTGACAGTGACAGGTACAGCCACTGTATCTGGTGGAGTTGGAACTGTAGTACAAAAGCCTACTTCTTCAGAGTTATTTACTTATAATACTGGTTTATCTAAAGATGCATTAACTTCTATTGATTATTGGAACCCCTACTATGCTACTGCCGCTCTCGGTGGTGGGTATCAACCAGGAGATACAGTATTATGGGCAGGTCCTAATGGTTCTGGAAGTATACCTCAAGTATATAGATGTATTCTAACTACTTCTGGTATTACTCCTGCTCCTTATCCAAGTAATACTACTTATTGGGTATATGATTTTAGACAAAATAAATCTTTAATTTCTAACTATGCTAATATAGGACCAGATAAATCTAGGTTGAGAGTAGAAATAGATCAAGATTCTTATAGAATTAGGGTAGCAGAACAAGCGCAATTAACAGTGGAACAACAGGAATGGGACTTATTAATAAAGCAAGACTACGAATTATATGCTTTAGAGGGTGGTGTATCTAATACTATGGGAATAAGTTTTTCTCAAGGGTATTCATCCTCCTCTTATTACAACTTGGTAGAGATTAGATAAAGGAATAAAGTATGTTTGCAGAAACAAAAGCGGGAACAGTAACAGCACAAGATGGGTATAATGCACCTACACGTTTCTCTCGTGTTCAGAATTTAGTAACAGCAGAGAGTCAAGGTAAATACTATGAAAATGCATCAAGAGGAAATATTTTTAGTTTAGTGCTACCAGCAACAAACGCTGTAGCTCAAGTTGGAAATATATATCCTTTATCAGGAGCAAACCCTTTAACCCAATTCTCATTATGGAATCCACTAAACTCTGGAAAGAATTTGAGTTTATTAAAATTTGGTGTAGCACCTATCTCTGGTACTTCTCCTGCTGGCGCTATGATGCATGTAGTTACTAATATTTCATTAGCTACACAGCCTACTATATTTTCTTCAATTCAGGGTACACCAATACAAGCCGTAACTTTAGGTGGATCAACTGAGTCTGGTTCTCCTGGTACAATTATTATTGATGGTATTACTACTTCAGTTCCTAATGGTAATACTGTACAGCAAGCATCAAATTTGATAGTAGCTACGATGAATGGAGTAGCAGGTACATCTACTCAAGTTTGGACAGCTACAAATGCAGGCGGAACTTCAGCTACTGTTACTATTATAGGCTCAAAACCATTAGGATTAACAGCATTAGCAGTAACAGGAACTACTGCTGGTGTTACTGTCCCTGGTAGCTGTACTATAGTAAATGTAGGGGGGAACGTAATCCAATGTAATAACACTGGACTTCCTGCTAACTGTGTGGCTCGTGCCATTGTCAATACAGCAGGAATTGCTGCTACAGGGCTTAATACAAATACTGCTACTTTAGGAATGCTTCGTTTAGCAGATTTTTGGATGACAGCAGGTAGTGAAGCTAACTTAGCAGGAATGAAGGCAATAGAGTATATAGATGGTGATATTGTTATAGGTCCGGGAAGCTATTGGACGCCCTGTTGGTCAGCAGCAGGGACAGCATGGTATGTAGGGTATTCAATTACGTGGGAAGAAATTCCAGTTTAGTCGATATATAGGAGAATAGAATGTTAGCAGAAGCGAAAGTAGGACCAAATCAACAGGCAGACGGCTCAGTAAACCCTGCTCGTATTACTCGTATTGGTGGTATGGCTAAAGCCGATGGTCAAGGTCGTTATTATGAGCAAACAGTTCGTAATAATATTTTTAGTTTAGCGTTTCCAGCCTCTTCAGGCTCTATTGCTGCTGGAAATATCTATGGAGCTGGAGCTGCTGCTTCAACGCAATTCGCACTGTGGAACCCAGTGAATACAGGTAAGAATTTAAGTTTACTGAAATTCACTGTATTTACTATTGCTGGTACCTCACCTGCTGGACCTATTATGCATGGTATGGCTTCAATAGTACCAACCATTAACTCTTCATTTTATACTGGTGGTATTCAAAATAACAATTTAGGTGGAGCTGCATCAGTAGCCAAAGGTATGACTAACCAAGGTGGTTCAGCTCTAACTGGTGGTGGTGCCACTACATACATTCGTATGGCAGACTTTTGGATGACAGCAGGGTCAATAGCAGTATTGAATGGATTAAAAATGGTAGAATATATCGATGGTGATATTGTTATTGCTCCAGGTACAATGTGGGTGCCATTATGGCCCTCTGCTACTGCTGTTACTTGGGGTGGATCAATTACCTGGGAAGAGATTGCAATTTAATATAGGAATATAAGGGAGAATAGAATGTTAGCAGAATTAAGAGTAGGTCCAATCCAACAAGCAGATGGAACTCCAGCCGTTATCCGTTCAACTCGTCTAGGAGCCATGGTAACAGGAGATGCCCAAGGTAGATATTACGAACAAGCATCAAGAGGGAAAATATTTTCTGTAGCATTACCAGTAACTTCTAGTAATATTGCTGCTGGAAATTTAAATGGTGCTGCCGCTGCTTCTTCAACGCAATTTGCATTATGGAATCCTATGGGGTCAGGAGTAAACATAGGTTTACTCAAACTTGGTGTAGGTATTATTTCAGGTACTTCAGTAGCTGCTGGAGAACAATTATACCATTCATGGTGTTTAGCTCCAACTAATGCTACTATTGTAGTAAATGCTATACAATGTAATAATCTCTCTATGGCTACCCAATGTGCGGCTCGTGTTATGACTTCTACTGCCGGTACAGCATTGGCAGGTAATAGTATATTGCAGATTATTCGTGCTTCTGATATCTTTTTCAATACTGCTGGTACTATTGCGAATTTAACAGGAATGAAAGCAATAGAATATATAGATAGCGAAATTGTTGTAACTCCTGGAATGTGTTGGGTACCAACATGGAATGCTGCTGGTACTTCAATATTAGTAGGATACTCAATTACCTGGGAAGAAATACCAGTATAAGGATTCTAAAATTATCTATATAACTGCTTATATGACAAATGGGGGTATTGCATACCCCCAATATACTCCTACAATAAGTATCTGGAGACTTACGGATAATTATCAGGTAGTAATATCAACAGTAATGACTCCTTTATTATCTACAGGAATATTTTCCTATAATTTTTCTTCTTCTGTTTATGGTATCCCTTATGCCTATATTATATCAGGGGATACCTCTATTTCCCCTATTGAAGCCTATAAATATGGCACTGTGTATCAAGAAGTTCCTGATAGAGTTATATGTACAGTAGTAGCTAATGGAAGTAATACTGCATCTACATTTCAAACTTCACGAACTGAAACTACAAGTAACTATTGGTCTAACACATTATGTTCCTTTCTAACAGGTACATTAGCAGGACAAGTACAATGGGTAAATGGATACTCCGGTTCTACCTATTTTATTACTGTAACCAATGCTTTCACCGGAGCCCCAAGTGCGGGAGACACGTTTGAATTAATAAACTTCTAGGAGGAGCTTAAATGTCTTTATTACTATTTAAGTTCTTCAATCAAGGTACCCCTTCAGGCTCAATAGCAGTCTCGCAAAAAAAAGAATCATTGGCAATAACTTCAAATGAATTATTTTCTTCCTCATTAGCATTTTCCCAAAAGAAACATTCAGTAGTTATTACTGATGCTGAGATTTTTAGTGAGACTCTAGCTCTATCCCAAAATAAGCAATCAATAGCCATTACTATGACTGGAGGAACTGCTGTTCAAGGAGGAACGCTAGTCCAGGCTAAAGAATCTATAAGTATTACTGCTACTAATACCCCTTATGTATATATAGGCACTATTGCTGTTTCACAAAATAAACATAGTATTACTATCACTGATTCAGAAATATTTTCAGATACTATATCTCTAACCCAAAAGAAACAAGCATTAGTAGGTTTTGCTTTCTCTGCTGATTATAGTACAGTAAGTTTAACTCAAAAGAAAGAATCATTATTACTATCAGGAATAGAAAAATTTGTAGGTACAGTCTCACCATCACAGAAAAAGCAATCAGTATCAATACCGGCTATAGAGAAATTCATAGCTTCTCTTACTATATCTTCAACCAAGAATACATTAGGAGGAGGAACATTCATACCTCTGCCTATCTATCCTACATTATTTTCACAGAAAAAACAGAAAATATCAATCACTGGATACACAGGACTATCATATTCAATATCCGGTTTAGAATCATATACTGATTCTACTATCTTCAAGGTAACACCATTATGGGGATTTACCGATACTGCAAACTATACTGATGATATAAATTTTGAGATAACTACAGGTATATATACACCTACTACCAATTTATACATTTATGATAATTCTGATTATACTGACGCTACCACTACACAACCTGCTAATGCTGTTACTATTACAATAAAATCAACTCGCCCTCAAATTGCTACTATTTCTTCATTATCTAATTATACAGATAAAATTGTATTAAAATCAGAGCCACAGAATTTCAATGTAATAAACCTGTTTATTTCTACTAATTCAACATATAGAGGTTAGTAATGTCAGATTTTATTCCTTTCCAGCCCGATCCCAACCAAGCACCAGGAACTACACTATCTCCTGGAACTGGCGTTTCCTATAATCCAATTCTAACCACAATACAGCCAGGGTACTCCCCTGAAACCCCCTCGTCTTCGCCTTATACTACTAATATAAAACTATCAACTTTTTTTACTTATACTTCAGCTCAGGTTAGGGATACATGGTTATCAATGGGACAATTAGAAATAGATAATTTAACTAGAGTTTATACTAGAAATACAGTTTTTAGATGTGTAGAAGCTACATCTCCTTTGAACGGGTGTATCTTTTTTTGTGATGCCGATTATACACTAGCTTCTACTTTTACTTGGACTAATATGATGGTAGCTGATTCAACGTCAGGCACTATTATTGATAATTCTACTTTTATTGTAGACCCCCATTTCTTTTTAGTATTGACTCAATTAGCATATCAAGCAATAACTCTACCTTACAATTCTTCATGGGTCCCATTTCAAGAGGCTAATACCAATAGTAAAGTTATTATTGATGATGATGATATCAATACAATTTTAATAGATATAGGTGTACCCTTCATAAAAATAGCTGAATTAGAATACAGTAGGGATGATATCTGTAATTACATGCTATTACCTGCAATGAAAGTATTCTACAAATGGTTCCCTATCGAAACTGTAGCTTCATATGCATTGCCCGATGCTAACTTCAAAATAGCAATACCTAACTGGGCATTTACTGCTACTAAGGCAATGTTAAATCCGGGTTACCCTGTAGGGCCTGTTCCTAACAACCCCCTATATAGATATTTTGATGAAGTTCTAATGTCTATATCTCCTCGTGGTGCTTTTAGTACACCCAATATAAATTCATCTAGACGCCAAGGCTTCGTGGATACGATGAGCTTTAGTACTTATATTTTAGAGAGGGCTGCGAGGCAGGGTATAATTAATTATGGCACAAGACAAAGAATTCGTATTTATATTCAACAGGGCTTCGTCAATGGATACACCACTCGAAGAGGTGTATTAGAAATAACGTGGGGTTCAATGAGTAATTTCTGGTCAGATATACCAATGAATAGAGTTGACGAAGTTCGAGACTTGGCTAAAGCATACTGCTTGAGGGCTTTTGCTATGCTACGTTCACAAGCAAAATCAGATATACCAGGAACTATTAATTATGAGCATTTTATGAATAGAGCTGATATATTAGAGCAAAGAACATTAGAGCTATGGCAAATGTCTAGCAAAGCCGCCATAGTGCGTGCTACGTAGGCGGCGACTTTCTCTTATACTAACTATATATAGGAGATTGGTATGGGAGAAATATATAAGGTAGAGAATAATATAAATAATAAAATTTATATTGGAAAAGCATCTAAATCTATGGAAATTAGAAAAAAGGATCATCTTTATAAAGCAAGAATAGGAAAAGGAACTTATTTTCACTCAGCTATGAGAAAATATGGTGCTGAAAATTTTACTTGGACTGTTATTGAAGAGTGTAGTAATAAAGAACAGCTTGCTGAATTAGAAAAAAAATATATTGCTGAATATAAAAGTAATAATTCTGAATTTGGATATAATCTTACTACTGGTGGTGATGGGGGAAGTGGCCCTAAATCTATTGAAACTCGTAAGAAAATAAGTGAATCTAAAAAGGGTACCCCAGCTTGGAATAAGGGCTTAGACAAAACTGATGAACGTGTAGCAAAATATTCTGAATCATTAAAGGGTAATAAGAACTGTGAAGGTAGAGTAATGTCTGAGGAGAATAAGCAAAAACTTATAGCCTCAAGAAAAGGGTATAAAGCTTCAGAAGAAACTTTAGAAAAACTAAGAGCAATCAAAGGGGACAAACACTGGAATTATGGTGGGCATATTACCAAAGAGCAGAAACAAGCTATAAGTATAGCACAAAAAAATAGAAAAAGAACACCAGAGGAACTTGAAAAACTTAGACAGGTTGGGATAGGAAGAATACCTTGGAACAAAGGAATCAAAACAGGTAAGCCCTCTCTAAATGCTAAAAAAATAATGTGTATAGAGACAGGAATTATATATGATTCAATGACAGATGTATTTAATAAAACAGGAATAAACAGAGTATCCAGAGTCTGTTCAGGACAAATGAAAACCGCAGGTGGCTTTCATTGGGCTTATTATTCAGACTAATTGTAAATGGACATTCTACAAAACCCTAACTTTATATCTTGGTTTGGTGACTCTAAAGTAGTTGATGATGCTGGTTTACCCCTTCGTTGCTACCATGTTACTAAGGCAGGAGGCTTTACTGCCTTCAAGTTTAGTGGTATTGGCATTCATTTTGGTTCTAAACCAGAGCAATCTAATAAGAGATTAGATTCTATATCAAGAGAAAAGGGAACAACAAACCCCTCTATGTATGTATGCTATTTAAGAATAGTAAATCCTCTCTATATTGAAGACACTCAAAGCGATAATGAGCCTGAGACAGTAGCTACTATTATAGGTGATTCATGTAAGGAACAAAATGAAGAATTATCCTATGCTTTATTTGATTTATCCGCTAAAATAGAAAAGTATATGGAAGAAGTATATGCTAGGAATACTGCTGTTCAAGATTCATCTAAAGCAATACAGAAATGCTTAAAAAGCATTGTTACTTTAATACAGCACTATGGTTATGATGGGCTTATCTACGAAAATGAATGGGAAGGGGAAGGAATTTCTTATTGCGTATTTAGTCCCTTTCAAATAAAATCAGCTTATTCTAATACTGGTAAGTATTCAAAAAGAAGTAGGAATATAAATGAAAATACACTAAAAGAATATTGTCTAAAAACAATATATATAGATAGAAATGGTAATAGTACTAGAGTAAATATAATGAAAAATCCTACCCCTGAAGAAATTATATTACTATGGAAATCCTCTCAAGAAACTGGATTGAAATTCATAGCAGATTCTGAAACAAAAGAATTAATAGCATTTAGAGGTGATATTACTTCTCATGGAAGGGTAGCACGAGAGTTAGGATTACCATATAATACTAATAGTAGATATTTTTATGGTTCTTCTGAAAAACGCCCTGAAATGGGAAAGATGATAGATATAAGTAATTATGGTTTTATGGATATACAAGATGATATTGATAGATTCCCTGAAAAGATTAATGCTTATATTGAATTATGTAATAAAAATTGGTCATGGCTTGATGAATATATAGATATGGTAAGCTTTACAAAGGAAAAACAAAGAATACTTCGTTATGTACAAACTAAAAAAAGAAAGAGTATAGATTTCACTGAAGCTATCAATTATGGTAAATATAATGAGATTCTATCCCCTCATTTATTTGAATTCTTATGTGATATTGATCCTACCCTTGATAGAAAATATGCTGTATGGATAATAAGATGTTTTATG